GCTGTTTGTCTCAATAATGTTTCCCGGCCCCAGACGAAAACGGATTTGTGTCTCCCCCGGGTCGCCCTTCGGTCCCTGAGGTCCGGTTGCCCCCACCGGGCCAGCCGCACCTGTTTCTCCTTTCGGTCCCTGTGGGCCTGCCGGGCCTGCCGCACCGGTATCTCCCTTTGGACCCTGTGGACCTGCATTTCCCGTCAGACCGGTCTCTCCCCGCTCTCCCCTGTCACCTTTCGGCCCCTGCGGGCCTGCCGGACCAGCATCACCTGCCGGTCCCCGTTCGCCGGTTGCCCCGACAGGGCCGGTGTCACCGCGCTCTCCCTTATCACCCTTCGGCCCCTGAGGACCCGCGGGCCCCTGTTCCCCCTTTGGCCCGGGAGGTCCCACCACGGTGGGGATTCGGTTTACGGCCTCTTCCGCCGCTATCCTGCTTTGTTCCGCTGACTGTGCGCTTTCTGCTGACTCCCGGGCTTTTTCTGTTGCGGTCGTTGCATCCCTGGCTGCATTACCGGCTGCACTTTCTGCCGTCTTTCTTGACAATTCAGCTTCTGCTGCACTTTGTAATGACTCACTGGCTTTTTGAGCGGCCGCAGAGGCCGAGGACGAGGACGCCTCCTCTGACTGCTTTGCAGCGGCTGCACTTTCTGCCGCCTGCCGGGCTGACTCCGATGCATCCTCTGCTGAAGTATCAGCATTTGCGGCGCTCGCTTCCGCCTTACTGGCTGATATGCCGGCATTCCTCGCGGACGTCTCTGCTTCTCCGGCATTCTTCTTCGCCTCCTCTGCGTGACGCGCTGCTTCTTCCACCATCAGTTCAAAACGACGCAGTGCCTCCGGACGGACGTCATCCTCCGACATGGCACCGAGAAAATCATTCAGCGTCCCCGGTTGAGAATCTTCATACACGGTGATGGTCCCGGCATGTGACGGCGGGAATCCTTCCACCAACAGAATGACGCTGTACTGACCGTACTCAACGTCCATGCTGTAACGACCGGCTTCATCCGGATTTTCAGAGGCCACCGTGTTCACCACCACCGTGCTGCTGGTCCGTCTGGCTTTCAGTTGAATGGTACAGTTCTCTACCGGTTTTCCTGTGCCGTCTTTCAGTACACCTGAAATCTTTACTGCCATATTCACCCCACAAAAAAGCCCGCCTGAACCGGCGGGCTGTCATAACACTGTGTTACCTGGCTAATCAGAATTTATAGCCGATACCCACGATGAAGCCGTCAGTGCGCCAGTCGCCACTGGCGGAACCTTCATAAGCAAGGTCAATAACCACCGTCTCTACGGGACTGAACTGAATCCCGGCATTCCAGGCCGGCGACAGATGACGCGCAGTATGGCCATCACTGGCGGTGGTGGTCTCCTTCACATACCCCGGTTTCACTTCATCACGCCGGTAATCCTGAACACTGTCAGACCAGCGGGTGTACGCCATCCCGGCCATGCCATAGAGACTGACCCGCTCACTGAGCTGCCAGACAGGGCCGGCCATCAGACTGACATAACGACCGCGCAGGCTTTCATAATGGAAGGTATTTTCACCCGTCTTCATCGTGTCACTTTTCTTCACCGATGCATAACTCAGCGCGACAATGCCGCCCAGGTGATCCGTGAACTCATAACGGTATTTCACATTAATCCCTTTTAAATCACCTGCACGCGCACCGGTACCGGACAATGCCGGTACGCCGCCCGGGTGAACCTGAGCATATCCCACGGAAAATGCACCGTGTCCGCTTTCAGCCTGTGCAGGAAAGGCAATTCCTGCCAGCAGGGTAGTAAACAATAATATCGTTGCGTATAAATGCCGCATGATTACCTCTTTGTTTTCAGTCAATAAAAAAGGCACCTCCTGAGGTGCCCGTCCGGGTTAATAAACCGTCAGCTGATACTGATCCCTGCCGTGGATTTTTTCATGACCACAACCAGTAAATCACTGATGTACGTTGTCGGCGTCCAGTTGTTCGCACCGGCCGACGACACATTAAACGTCAGGGTGACATGACCCCGCCCTGCCGGCATATCTATCACCGATGAGAACACCCGGCTGACATCCGTTGCCGGTTCATGGAAAATCTCAACCCCGTTCTTCAGCACCTGCAGCTTACAGGTGGAATACCAGTACGACTGCTGATTCGGGCTGTTGAAATTCTGGTGTTTCGTCCCGCGAAACAGCACCGGGGGAATGATAATCTGCCGGTCGAATCCCTGGTCATCGTAAACTGTGACGGTTACCGTCCCGCTGGCATAACTGTTATTCCGGGGAAAGGCTTTCCCCACCGTCTTCACCAGGTCGCCTTCAATCTGGTTTGCAGACAGTTTCCCTCTGATGACACAGTTCTCGTTAATGGTGACATTATTGAGCGTGCCGGTATTCGCGGTAATTGCTCCGCTGATATCCGCGTTCCTGGCTGTCAGCTTCCCTTCCGGCGTCAGGGAAAACGTCGGGGGGTTGCCGGATGACGTGATGCTCACCGCAAACAGTCGCTTCAGGAACACGTCGTTCATGAACAGCTGATTCCCCTGCGCCACAAATAACGGAGTGCTGTTGCCGCTCTCCGGATTTATCATCGCGATACGGTCAGCCAGCAGCAGTATGTTGCTCAGGGGCTGGCCATCAGTATCCTCAATCCCTGCACCAATCCCGGCCACATAGGGAATGCCGTCTTTCGTTTTTTGAACCTTCAGCATGTACAGCGCAGCCAGGTCATCATTTGTGTCCTTCTGCACGCGCTGTATCTGCTGAATGGTGGCGCTCTGGTCTTCCAGCGTTTTACTGACCGTCTGTGTGATTTCATTGCGGGTTTCGGTGATGGTGGTCTTCATCTCCGCCATCTCATCCGCAAGCTGGCTGTTGTCTATCAGCTCCCATAGCCCCTGAGCCAGATGCAGTTTTCCTATTTTTTCCCGGAAAAATTCCAGATACCCTTCACCATCATTGCTGGGCTGCCCGCTGACTTCCACAAACGCAGATTTCCCCACCAGGTTGACGCTGCGCACGTAAAACCAGAAATCCTTCCCGGGCTTAATGTGCGGGCCGGATACACTCCACTGACTGCCGGTCCCCAGATAACGGGCAGAGGTTTCCACCTGAGATATGTCTGCGATTTTTGTCTCCGAAAACCAGAACTCAAACTGTACCGTCGGGTCATACACCGCAAGACGCGGGACCGCTGTTATCTGAAAATAGCCCGGTGTCAGCTCAATCGTGGCGGGTACCGCAGGTGCATTAATCCTGAACGTGGTGGTGGCCGGTTCGCCCTGCTGGCCATAACTGTTAATTGCCCTGACTGTCAGGGTGTATTCCCCGAGCGGCAGACCACTGAAACGATGCTCTGTATCCGCAGTGATGGCGGTGGTCACCAGACGGCTGTCTTCTCCGCTTCCGCTGGTCAGGCGCAGACTGAAGCGCACACCCTTCACCACCCGCGGCGTGTCCCATTTCGCCTGTGCCAGATACTGACCGTCAGCTGCGCTCACCTCCACCGTCAGGTGCTGCACTGCCGGAGGGATGACGCTGTTCAGGGTGCCTGACTGCGGCTCAAAGCTGGCCCCGTTATCCACGATGGCTTCCTTTTCCGGTACGTGCTGCACCGCCGTGATGGCAAAGGTGCCGTCCGTGTTTTCCCGGATGGAAACACAGCGGAACAGGCGACGACGCAGTGACGGCAGGGAGAGTCCCCATACACCGTATGTCGCCACGCCATCCGGCAGGGTACTGACCTGTATCCGGTCCGGCGCGGGGTGTGCGGTGATGTCCACACTCACCGGCTTACCGCTGCCGTTAATCAGGTTCACCGTCGATGTACCTGTCTCCGGCAGTGTCACCTCACGGTCCAGTGTCAGGGTGCGGCTGGCGGCATCGATGGACAGGATACGTCCGCCGGTCATGGTCCCGGCATAGTCGTTATCACAGATTTCAATAATGTCACCGGGTGTGTGCCGCAGCCCCTGAGACCCGAGCGTGAAATCCACCGTCTGCGTTTCCAGCAGTCCGGTCTTTATCACCCACAGCCCGGCACGGTGGGCCTGACCGCGACTGGTGCAACCGAACGCATCCATCTTCAGCAGGTTGCGCCCGTAGCGCAGTATGGCTTCCGGGTCTTCCACCAGTTCCGTGGAGGTCTGCCAGCCGTTCTGCGGGTCGGTGTAATTCACCTCCACCGCCGTGTGGCGGTCCTTCAGGGCGCTGAAGCTGTAGCGAAACCCCACGCCGTTATCATCCACCACCACATCGCAGTTGGTGTACGGCCACACCACATCCGACGGGCGGTCCTGAACGAACGTCAGCGTCTGGCCGTTCCATACCGGCATACAGCGCATCGCCGAGCAGAAATCACTGAGAACGTCCCACGCCTTACGCTGTTGTGACAGGTACGCATTAAAGGTCATCCGCGGCTCTGTGCCCCCGAAACCATCCGGGACCGTCTGGTCGCAGTACTGCCCGATGGCATACAGCGCCCACTTGTCAACATCCGCCGCCACCAGACGTTTTCCCATGCCGTAGCGCGGGTGAGTCAGCATGTCCCACAGGCACCAGGCCGGGTTGTTGCTGTATGCCGGTTTCAGGCTGCCGTCCCAGATGCCGCTGTACGTGCGTTTTTCCGGGTCATAGTTTGACGGTACCTGGATGATGCGACCGCGGATATGGTAGTTCACCGTCATCTGCTGACCGCCAAACTGCTCCGCATCCACCTGCAGCCCCACAATCGCCGTGTTCGGGTAGCACTGTTTCACATCGATGATTTCGGTGTATGACGACCACAGCGTTCTGTTCTGCAGCTGGTCCGAGGTGCTGTCCGCCGTCTCCCTGACCATCCGGATGTTAAAGGGGCGGGGAGGCAGATTATCCAGAATCACCGACGCCAGAAACTGCGAGGTGGTCTTGCCGTTAATGGTGACATCCTTTTCCGTCACCCAGTTACCGTTACGCTGCAACTGAATCAGCAGTCGGACAGAAGAGGGATTACGGTCGCCCTTTGAGGTGGTCTCCAACAGTGACTGCACCCCGAAGGTGACCCGCAGGCGGTCAATGTTCGCGGACGTAATGGTGCGCGTCACCGGCTTTGCTTTCGTCACTTCCACGCCCAGTGCGGTTTCCGCCCCGGAGGACTCAAAGCCTTCAGGTGGTGTCTGCTCCTGCTCCCCGGCGCGCCAGACCGCTGTCACACCATGTATCACAGGATTACCGTCCGTGTCCGTCAGCGGGGTTTTGTTCACCAGGATACTCTGCAGCCCCTTCACCGGACCTTCAATCGGCCCTTCACCAATCGCATCAATCACGCTCATCATCTGCGTGGACTTAAGATTGTCCTTTGCCTCAACCGGCGTGTGCGCCTTGCCGCCACCTTTGCCCATTGTCTCACCCTTTACTGTGATAACTGTTACGCACAAAAACAACAGGCATCCCGGAGGATGCCTGTATCATGACTGAATAAAAATTCTGAATTTCTTCACATTTTCTGTACGCCCCCGTGGCAGATATCATTCCCGGGCGTTACAGTTTTTTCGGGCCAATAAAAACAAAACTCCCTGTGGTTAATCTTCATTTTCTGTTCCCGCAGCCTCCATACACTGCGGGATTTTTTTATGCTTTACCCCTGCCGCCCGATAACCACCACCTTCCCGTCACCGCCTTCATCACGGGTACTGATGTCCTGGGAGATTCGCCGTGAGCCAACCAGCATTTCACCGTAAGGCACCGGCATCGGGTTCCCCTGGGCAATCATGTTATCCAGCGACGAAAAGTACGTGTTCTGTTTACCGTTATCCGTTGCCCTGTATTCCGGTGTTTTTGGCTTCGGGGCCAGCATCTGTGCCACACCACCCAGTATCATGCTGGCACCCAGTGAAAACAGCATCGTGGTGGCAGAAAAACCGCCGGCACTCAGCGCTGCACCCCAGGCTGCCATCGATGCTCCGGCCGTGAAGAAAGAGCCCACGATGGCTGCCGCCCCCAGCACAATCTGCAGTCCGCCTTTCCCTGCACCGGCCAGTCGCGGCACAATATGGATGACCGCCCCCTCACCCAGTTGTTCGTGAAGGCGGGCATACACCGCCTCCGGTGCCGTGTCCTCACCAGCAATACGTATCTGGTACCAGCCTTCGTTCATCTGACGGCGGAATCCCGGCACCTGCAGCGACAGGGCACGGATGGCCTCCGCTGCCGTGTTCACATACAGGCTGAGGCGGCGGCCAAATCGTTGTAAATCCCCGTGAAGGCAGATGCGGACCAGTGGCGGTGACGCCAGACAGAATGCGTTCGTCGTTGCCATTTTTCAGAATACCTCTCCCGTTTACTCAGTTGTTCAGGTATATGGTGAAGCAGTTCACCGTTGCCGCAGTAAATGGCGGCATGATTGGCCACCGATGCGCCAAAGCAGCACAGCAGGATATCGCCCGCCTGTGCAGAGGACAGGGGCACCCGGTAAAAGCCTGTGACCGCCATATTGTCCAGGTAAAGGTTCTGACCGTTGCGCCACCAGTCATCCTCACGCTCAAAATCCGGCATATCAATTCCCGCCAGATGGTAGGCATCCCGGAACAGCGTGTAACAGTCCGTCACCCCGTGCTCAAAGCGCCGTCCTGTCAGATGTGGCACACAGCGGAATTTATGAATGTCACCCCGGCAGACCAGCCACCAGGGCAGTGCGCTTTTTATCTGCAGCCGCCGGTCAGCCTCGCTCAGCCAGGGCAGCCCACCGGGATGACTGTGGACCAGTGCCACAATCTCCCCCTGCATCTCTGCCCGCAGCCAGTCTTCCGGTGCGATACGAAAATACGCCTCCGGCTCTGCAGAAATATTCACACAAGGGATATACCGTTCCCCCTCCGGCGTGCTTATCACGAAGCCGCACGACTCCGCAGGCGCACACCGCCGGGCATGCGCCAGAATCGCTGATTCAGTCTGTGTCATAAAACAGGATTTACTGCGAAAGTTTATTGATGGAAAGGAAACCGCCAAAATTGACCGCCATGCCGCGCATCTCACACCCGCGCATGCACTTGCTGCATCTGTCCTTACGGATATCCGTGGTGGGGTTGTCGAACTCATCCGCCACCGCAGGACCGTTATACCCGCATTCATCTCCCCGGTAATCCCACATACAGGTGTTCGCCAGCATGATGCGACCGGGAAACAGCGCCCCGTCCGTCTCGGTCGGTGTGGCCAGCACAAACGAGGCCGTCATGGCCGTCAGCGATGACATCTGCTCCACCACCCACCGGTCAGTCAGCTCCTGCTCCGGGTCGGCCTCCGGATTGCCTGCCACAAAGTTCACCGCATCCAGAAAACGCGCATACACCCGGCGGCGGACCACCGTGGCACCCACCAGGCTCTGCAAATCCTCCGCCATCCCGGTGACAAGACCGAACAGATTGGACACCGTCAGCGACGGGCGGGCACTGCTGCCCTTTCCGTTCATCTCAAAGCCGCTGCCCTCAATCGGGTACGCCTGATATTCACGCCCCTGCCAGGTCACCGGCTCCCCTTTTTCATTCAGCTCATTGCAGAAAAAATACCGCTCACCGCCCTGCGCCGTCAGGTCGATTTCCCAGAGTACCACCCGCGGTGACTGCTCTGATTTAACCGACTCGTTCAGACTTTCTTCGTGAATATCCTGCATCAGTTCACCACCTGCTTAAACTCCGCGCTGAACTCAACGCGCAACATCCCGACCCGCGCAGACCACCCGGCACAGGTCACCTTTATCTGCCGGTATGCATAGGGTGGCTTCCACAAAAATGCCTTCCAGCCCCCGTGCTCTGCCAGAAACGCTTCCAGATGCCGGGCCTCCTCCCGGGTCACGGAAAGCGTCACCCGGTATGTTTTCAGGTCAGCATTCAGCCCTGCCGCCATACGCTGTGAGTACCCGTCACCAAAACGCACTTCACGCACCGATGGCTGTGAGTTCACCTCCATATCCGGCTTCACTTTCCAGCGAAAGGTTTTCATCGCCCGCTCCCTGATAACATACCGCCATCACGCAACTGCAGCCGGAGCTCATCCTGCGCCCCCTTGCGGGCCATGTCATACACCGCCTTCATCAGCTGCGGCCCCGCCTGTCCGTTGGTGCCGTCGTTCTGAATCACCACGTGATTGTTCTGATTAAAATTAATGCCTTCCGTCCGCCGCATCTGCGCCGGACTTCCGGCACCGCCCACATAACCACCTTCCGCATAGCCGCGCATCAGACGGTAAAGATTCCCCACACCTATCCGGCTGGTTGCCTCTTTCGTGAAAACAAACTCCCCGCGGTGAACTATCCCCGCAGGCTCATATTTGCCGCCCGTCCCCGTAAATCCTCCGGTCGCGAAATGGAAGTTCGCCGCCGCAGCCTCAATGGCCGTCCCCGAGGAAGCAGATGCACCACCACCGAAAGCACCGCCAATGGCGCTGCCGATACGCCCGACAATGCCCACCATGGCCTGTTTAAGCAGGATTTCTGTCATCATGGACAGCACAGAACGGGTGAATCCCCGCCAGTCTGCCTCTGCACCGGTCAGCATCGCCGCCATATTCTGTGCAATACCGTCAAAGGTCTGCGTGGCAGCACTTTTAACCTGCGAAAAACTGTCCGTCGCACTTTCCGCCCACTCGCCCCAGCCGGACTTCAGCCCGGCCATCCAGCTTCCACGAAGCTGCTCCTCCGCAGACCAGGTGTTCTTCAGTGCCGATGTGGCCTTCGCCAGCGCAGCCGGATTATCACCGTACACGTCCCGAAGACGCTGCGCTTCAGACTCCCGCTGCGCCTGACGGTCAGTGAGACCGCGGGCTTTTGCGCTGATGGCGGCCTGCTTCGAGCTCTGCTGCTCTTCAAACCGCACCGCCTGCTGTGCCAGCTCATTCAGGCGTTTCTGGTATTCAACCTTGTCGCCCAGCTCAGCCAGCTGGCGTTTGTACTCCAGCGTCTCGTCTTTATGCGCCAGCAGGGATTTTTCCTGCTCAGATAACTGTCGTTTCGTGGCAGCCTCTTTCAGGACCGCATACTGACTTTCCGCCTTCCATAAATCACGGCGCTGCCGGCTGATTTTCTCATTCGCACCGCTGTGTTTTTCCAGCGTCCTGAGCTCAGCTTCAAGGGCAAGCAGAGCCTCTCTTGCCTGCTCCTCTTCCCTCTCCCCGGCAGAGCGCGTTTTCGGTGATGTATGCTTTTTACCTGTCAGCTCTTCAGCCAGACGGCTGACGGCTTCCTGCTGCCCCGGACCTTTGCTGACGCCTGTTGCACGCGAACGGTTGATGTACCCCATTTCCCCCTGGCGTATACGCGCATCCCGTTCCGCAATGGATTTTCTCAGCGCCAGTTCATCGCGTTTTGTTTTCTCAATAAATACGCGGTTCTCTTCTGCCAGTTCACCAAACAACGCACCAACGCCGGGCACATTCTTTGTCGTTTCCCAGGCTGACTGAATAAATTCAGCCAGCGCCAGATCCCCCTGCACAAGCAGCAGCTTCACTTGTTCAACGGTTCCGGCCACCACGTCAGTGATCAGACTGAGTGCCCCCAGTGTATGATCACCTATCCATGCCCATGCGTCAGAAGTCCAGGTTTTAACATCGTCCCAGATTTTTTCCACCGGCGTGGCCGCTTTATCAAGTTGCTCCAGACGTGCATTCATGACATCCGCAAACAGGGACATCGCCTCCGTCACCGCAGCCTGTTTACCTTTCGTGCGCTCAAGCTCATCAATATGGCGTAACTGGGAAACGCTCAGGAAGTTATACTGCTGATTCAGGGAGGCCAGCGCCTTCACCGGATCTGCTGCAATCCCTTCAAAGGCTTTTTCCACCTTCCCGGCATCGTCCCCCACCGTCTGCAGCCATCTCTGAGAGGTTTCCCCCATGATCCGTAGCTGCCCGGCGGTATATTTCCCGCTTTCTGCCAGACGGGCCAGATTTTCTGCCGCCTGTCTGATACCACCACCGGCTTCATCGCTGATCACCCCGGCCATTTTCCACAATTCTGCCGTTGTGGTGGCAGCCGCCCCTCCGGTCAGGATCAGTGAACGCAATAAGGCCCGGTCAGCCTGCTCTGCCTGCCAGGCGGCGGCAGCAAGCGCGGCCAGTACGGCAACCCCGCCACCTGCCGCCACACGGGCCACCGACATAAATCGTCCCAGCTCACCGGCATTCCGGGCATTTTCAGCCAGTGCATTTGCCGTATCTGACAGCGACTCCTCTGATGATTCAGAGGCATCCCTGATCCCGAGAAGTTCCTCCTTCAGCAGGGTAAGCAGGCTGAGCGGTCCACCGAATGAATCGCTGATCTGCCCCCCCTGCTGCAGCATGATAAGGAAGGGATTCTGACCACCGGCAAGCTGAGTGACAATATCCGTGAACTGTGCGGGCAGTGTGCGCATGGCAGCCTTATACTGTCCGACTGATATCCCGGCTTTTTGTGCCGCCAGCGCCTGTCGGCTCAGCCCCTGTTCAACAGTACTGGCGGTTTTTCTGGCATCCGCCTCCAGACTGGAAAAATGACGGCGTACCCGGGCCATCTGTTCATCAAACCGGGCCGCATCCAGACTCAAATCAATAACCAGATCACCCGCTGGCTGGGACATATCTCACACCTCCGTAAATCCCCGCTGAAGCCATCATTAATGCAACATCATCCTCGCTGACATCCACCACATCCGCAGAAGGTGAAATATCGCGCCCTCCGTCCCCTCCGAACCGGACGCCTCCGGCAACTCCTGTCGCTTTCTGCATCAGCATTTCTTCCTCGTCCGGCATCTCCGTCTGCTCTTCCTCACACGCTGGAGCAAGCAGACTGAAATCCGCCGGATGCATATCCGGATCGCCAAAAAACAGGCTGAGTACGGCGTACATCAGCCCGGAAAAATGAGCGTCCAGTTGGGTATCCTGAAAATAATGCGTGCAGTAAAAACGTCGCCAGTCGGCATATTCGGTGGATGTCATCCCGGCAAGCATGGCGCGCCAGTCGGGTCTCCCCATCTCTCGCGCCAGTTTCAGGACAAAGTTCAGCTCGCCTTCGAATGCTTTTTTGATGTTACCGGCTCAGTCGCTTCTGCTTTCCCGGTTTGTTCAGGATCGGCATCGTGCCGGTTATCCAGCATACCTGAAAGATAAAGCACCCGGTTCGTTGCCTGATTCAGTGCATCAGCAGGCCATCCCAGCATCACTTCACGGCGGATCTGCTGCATCTCTGTCTCCGGAGAGGCCAGAGTGCCTTTGAGGGAATGGGAATGCCATAGCGACATCGCCACAAGCAGGGATGCCGTTTCCAGATATCGCTGGTTAATGTGCACGACATAATGCTTCGTTGTCTCCTGTTGTTCTGCGTCTGAAACAAACTTTATATAATCAAACCGCTGCAGCGCAGACAATTCGGAAAGCGTGACGGACACACCGTTATATTCAAATTGTTCTGTTTTCAGAAACATGTATTACCTCCGTTTACCCTGCAGCGCCCGCTTCAGTAACGGTGACTTCAGCCACTGCGGCGAACTGACCATTTCCGCTCACCACAGGGATCTGCACCTTACCTGTCGCCACGCCGTTTACCGTAATTGTCATATCTTTCACACTAATGGTGGCTTTCGACGGATCGGCGGAAACCGCTCTGAACGTCTTGTCGGTTGCACTTTCCGGCTCAAAAGAAACCGTCAGGGTGGTTGTTTTCCCTTTTGCCACCGTACCGGATGTCGGCGTCACCTTAATCGCAGTGACCGGCGTAATTTTGCTGCGTTCTTCCGCTACAGAAGGTTTGCCCACGTTGGTCACTTTCACCGTGCGGGTGATCACTTCTTTCGCCGTCACGGCCTTACCGATACTGCTGACCCAGCCACGGAACACATCCACCGTGCCATTTGGGAAACGGATTTTATAGGCCCGCACATCCCCGCTTTCAAACCAGCCTATAAGCCATTTCTGACCTTCTTCTCCCGGTTTCCAGGCCAGCGTAAAACCGGTATCTCCTGCAGACTTCTGCCCCTGCCCGGTCGCGGTCCAGTCCGCGTCTTCATCATCCAG